GCCCCTGAGTTGCTGTAGATCTGAGAAGCTGAAGGTAGTCTACGGCAACCAATTGAACCTGTTTGTGCTCCGCAAAGAACCTGATGTTCTCTTCAACATCATCAATAGTGCCGACTGGGCGGTAAAACACTTTGCCTTTGTTTTCCCATTTCTCCTTAACGGCATTCATGATTTCAGCCTTATTGGCCTTCAGGTACTCGTCGTCCTTATTGGGTGAGTCCCACATGATGATACGCTTACCTATCTCACGTGCACTCATCTCAGCGTTTAGCATCAACGTGTTCACGTTCTTCATCCCTTGGCTGATCAACCATTGGATAGCCAGGGCACTCTTGCCGTGCCCCGGACGGGCTGCAACGATAGCAACCTCACCAGATCCTACGCCATCAATACTGGCATCAAGAGATTTGATACCTGATCCGTAATAGTAGTTGTTACCAACGGTGTTTAGGTAGTTCTGAGCACAATCTACAATCGTTTCCGCCGGTTGGTCTGACTTAGAAAGTCGATTGTTAACAGAATCGTAAGCATTATTAATAACAGTTTCAACCCAAACATCGTTCTCTCCCTTACTGTAATTGTGCTCACCGCACCAATACTTAATCGCCTTCCTGATTACATCCGTGTGAACTCGTTGGTAAACCAGCTCCTGAGTGAAGTAGAAAACAACAGCACTTTCACTAACGTCAGGATCATTGGCAAGAAAGCTTTCGTCCCACACCTGATTCCATCTCCTGTAAAAGGTGCTGGTAGGTGTCATTAGCAGCCTGCCTATCTCGGCAGGCAACCCAGAAGCGTCCTGAGCAATATCCTCTGGCGGTTTAGGGCTAACGCCAAACTTAACACAAGAGTCCTCTAGCTCGCCTCTGGAGGTGTATGCAGGGAAGCCAAAGCTTATCTGCCTCCATTCGTTTTCAGGGTCTACAAACTTACTGTAATTCCAATAAGGCAAGCGTATCAGGTTCCCAAGACCCTTGCCTCTCAAAACGTCTTGGCGTGGGTAGATCTCCTTAAAGTTAATATCAACCTTTAACGCAACCGACTTCCAAAACTTACGTGTTAACCATGCTGGTACGGGAAATTCAAAAAACAACCATAGATGAGCTCCCTTACCACTTTGGCTGAGCTCCATTACTGGTTCGTATCCTTGTTGCTGCAAGAAGAAGAACGTCGCATCCGCCTTCTTTCTCCAATCTGGATCTGGATGATCATCATGATTATCAAAATCAACGCAGGAACAATAAACAGTATTGTCCTCACGCATAAGATAGAAACCAAAACAAGCATCCCCATAAAGATGTACTTGTCTAAAATCGTCATTGGTAATTGGTCGCTCAAGCGGCCTGAATGATTGTCCGGTTTCCTGTCGTGCACAATAGTCCTCCCTGCCTTTGAAATAGTTCAATATCTCTTCTGTTATTTCAACTTCCATTTTTCTCTTCCTTAAGTGCAAAAAAAAGCAGCGGAGGTTTGACCCCCCACTGCTGACATAGACATGCCTAAAACTAGAATGGAATATCCTCATCGGATGGAGAACTACCCTTGCCAGCCGTCAAGCCAGCCTTCTCTTGAGCAGCTTTGAGCTCAGGACCAAAAAGAATACCGAGCTCACGTTTCTTATCAGCATCAATGACACTGGGGGTTGCTGCAGCTCGTGGTGTCACTAAGCTCCATTCTCCGTAATCACTGTCTCCGCCTTTGTTGTACCAAGTGCGGACAGTGCCGGTCATGTCAATCCAGTTTTCGTCGTTTGGGTCAAGCTGATCTAGCTCACCACCAAAACCCAAATGAGTCAAGCACCTGCTAACCCAACCGATTGACTTATCGGTTAGTCCCCACCAAGCCCGGCGTAATTCTTCACCTTCAACTGGCTCCAAAGAATCATCTGCGTGAACACGCTCAATAACCTTCAGTCTCCAAGCGATCTGGGCGATGCCTGACTTCGGAGAAGTCGTTAACTGGTGTTCAACTATCTCACAATTATAGTTACCTTGATCAAGTTTCATCTTAGCCTTCCTTTTCTTTCTTTATGGCTTTAATAAAGTTACCGAAAGCCTCACGTGAGGAACTTCCTAATTCAAATTTTGCGGGTAGGCTGTTTCTGTTTTTAGCCTCAAATCCAGCCTCCCCTTCACAGTAAGCAATACGTAGCTTGCCGCCCTTAGCTTTTCCTGAGTCGTCGATGATTGTCAGGAAATCGAAAAACATAATTACGTCAGCCCACTGGCGAACGTGATTTGCATTGTATTCATGAAGATCCAGGTTATATGACTGATAATCTTCACCCAATGGATTCTTTTGCTTAGCTCGCTTGCTATGAGCAAGGCAGACAATTGTCATTTTCCTTTTACGCCTAAGCTCGTCAAGTTTCTTGGTAAAAACCTTCCAGTATTTAGCTGTGGTATCATACCCTTTGTAGTAGTGAAGAAACGCTGCCATAGATCCTTGAAAATCTCGCTTCGTACAGTAATTAAAGCACAACTCTTCGAAACCGTTTAAGCAGTCTACAACAAGAGTCTGGTAGTCGTGATCGTCACTAATAAGAGCTTCTATAGTTTTCATTAGTGTCGGCCAATCGCTTATCTCTGGCAAAAAAGAAACGTCCTTAACCAATTTGCTAGACATTAAGGTCTCTAGTCCAGTCTCGCCTTCGCTCATTAAATAAAGCGGTTTCTTGAAATGTGAAGGGAATGAAGTTTTCCCTACCCCCTCTCGCCCATAAATCACTATCCGCATTGGCAGATCTTCCGCCTCGGTTTTCACAAGACCAAGAATACCCTTAGCCTTATCTGCAGTTACCTTATTCATCTTTTTTCCCTCCTTAGAGAATTCCAAAACGATTCTAAACATTCATGAAACGCTGACCCAAAGGTAAGAGCCAATGGTTCCGTAGATCTGTTTCTTTCAATACGACGGACATACCGCCAATAATACTTTCTTCGGCAAGTAAGAAAGCATTGAATCCCACTTACGCTTAAGTTGTGCTCAGCGGATAGGTTGCTTCCTTTCCTGGCTCTCCAACGATTAGTATCGTCGGGGTTGCCTACATTGCAGCAAAAATCCATGTACTCACAAGGCGTGTTGTATTTGGAGCACGCACTAGTGTTCTGATGCCAACGGTCATTAGTCTTGCAGTTTACAATGTCTTCGGCAATCTCATTTAGAAACTTCCATGTGGCAACACACTCGTCACTTGTTCTGGTGATAGAGTCGTACCGCAAGTAATACTTGTCTGGGTTACGTAGTATCTCGTTAAGCAATCTAATCTTGTAAAGAACAGGTTGCTCTAGATCTCCAGCACTAACCTCAAGTTCTACTCGCAATGGAAATTCACAATAAGATCCCGATTCGATCTCCTCAACGTCAGCTTTCTTCAGCTTTCGTGGCCTGATCCGTGGCTTATGCACAACATCGTAAACGGTATGACTGAGCTCCTCCTCCATGAGGAACTGAGCCATATGGTAAGCAGATACCTGAAGGTCATACGATAGTTTCCTAAAGTACGGCTTCGTTAAATCATCCAGTGATTCAGCAGTGGTTTTATGCTCCAACATAACCAACTCACCGCTATCGTCCGTGATTAAAGTATCAATCTTACCTACAAACTGATACGGTTTGATGTCCAATTCGACATGAATATCTCGTTCGACATCGACTGCAATCCAATCTTCAGAAGAGTATTTGTAGAAATAGCCGAATAGAAGTGCTTCTAACTTTGCCCTGTCGTAACTATCCATGTCGTACCCGGCTACTGCTTCAATGTGCTTATTGAACTGCTTCAGATCACTCATCTTGAACACCCTCTACGTATTTCCGTAGCTCGGCTTCGGTTGTGTACCATATACCTGAAGAGCGTTTGGGTACCTGGATAGAAACTAATCCGTCATTTTGCCAACGTCGAATTGTCTTCACGCAACGCTTTGCTAGAAACGCTGCTTCTTTGAATGTAATTAGATCTTTTTGAAATGGATCAAGTGTCATGATTCTTCCTTCCTTTAACCTTGAGTCTACAAGTTTACATATCGGCTCAAATATGTCAACACTTAATTGCTAGTACTAAGTACTAAGTAATTAAGCCAAGCCCCTAAAGGCTTGGCTTTAAATATTAAGTACTAACCATTGTAACGACAATGTTACATGAGCTAGTTTTCGACGTCAACCCCGACATTGCCTTTTATAGCGCGTATCATTTGTTGCATTTCAACTTTATTTCTGATCGCAACCCGTTCAGATTGCGTTTTGTAGTATTCAATTGGATCAAAGCTAGTGTCTCTTGGGTCATTGCGGTGTCTATCCAATAGCTTTTTAATAATGTTTCGATTCCATTGCTTACCCTTGAGAGACCTGGTTCTTAGCCGGTTCATAGTTTTGGCAATTTCATTTTTGCTGAACCCCTCATCATGTAGGTGCAATACATACTTCAACTTGTTCTCGCTCTTAACAGTTAAGGGTCGTTTGTTGTCGATACCTCTCATTCTGTACGCCGACTCCCA